GGGCCGAACCCGACGATATTGCCGTTCTCATCATCGGCGCGCATGTCGCAGTGAACCATTTCAGGGAACGCCGCCTTGTAATGCAGCGCTCGGCGGTTCTCAGTGTCGATGAACCCGATAGGCGCGCCCTTACGGCCTGTGACCACTTCGGCGATGCCGCGGGCGATTAGCAGGGCAGAGTATGTCTTGCCGGTGCCGGAACCACCCGACAGGCCAATCGCAAGGTTGAGGGGTTCGGTAATCTCGGAAACGGGAGTGAAGCGGATAACGCTCATGGCTTTCTCCTATGTTAGCCACGCCCATGTCTTGCGACGTTTGATCGCGGACACGGCGTAATGGGTTAGGTCGTAATCTTCGGCGATTGAGACGTTCGTTTCTCCAGAGGCCAGCCGTCTCCGAATTTCTCGAACTTGGCTTTCATTGATCTTGGCGCAGGCATTGCCTGTGCCGCGTGACGATGTTCCGTGCTTGAGCCGGTCCTGCTGGTTCTCTGCGGGGGTTCGCCATGAAAGGTGACCTGGGTGGACGCACCCAAGGTGGCCGTTTCCGCATGAGTGCGCGGCGTGGTGTTCGGGTGTCGGCGGCTGGCCGTGAGCAAGGATGCACATCGCACGATGCGCGCCAACGCGATCACCGTCCTGGCCTACTGCGCCATACCCTCTGCCATTTCGACCAAAGGGCCAGATTAGACACTCATCACCTTGATGATGAACGTGTTCTGCTAGCCAGTCCGGGCCTTCACCTTCTTGGTAGAATCCAGCAACAGGATCGCCGTACCTCCGGTTGCGATGCCAGTGGAGCTTGCAAAATCCTTTGGCGACAGCATCCCGGTCACATGAGGCAACTGAGCACATCATTGCGCGGCCCAGCCTTCCGGTGCCTGCCAGCGGCCAGCGGCATCCAGCACGTCGCGACCATAATGGCGCTTGTGGTCGGCCTCGGCGCTCTCGCGCTCCAGCCACTTCGCGTGGTAGAATTCGGGCAGTTCGATGCTGACCACCCCATCGGGGTAGCCCGGCCAGTGGTCGGTGCGGGTGCAATGGCCCCAGATTTCGCGGGCGCGGGCGGTTTTCTTCGACGCCATCATCAGGCTTTCATTTCCCATCTGCACGACGCAGACCTCGTAGGGCGCGGTCTTCTCCTGAAAGATGAACCTGAACAGCCGATCCTCGCCCGTCGCGGCCTTCCAGCAGTCGAGATAGTGCCGGGCCTGCACATCGTAGCCGTAGTTCATCACGGCCCGGACGCAGGCATCTGGCGAGGCGTCGACGCAGGTCTTGAAGTCATAGAGCGGCTGCGATGGATCGGTCGGCGCGTTGTCCACCATGGCGCGGCAAGGAACACCGCCGATCTCAGCCAGCACCACAGCTTCGGAGTTCGCCGGGTCTAGCGTGATGCCGTTGTCGGCCATGCGCTGCGCAGCAATCGCGGCCATCTCGCCGATCTGGTCAACCTCTTCGGCCTTCAGGGGCGTGATGCCAGCGGCGCGAGCCTCCGCGATCCAGTCCTTCGCAGCCTTCGTGCTGGCTGCACCGTTGGAGGCGAGCAGATCAGACGGGATTGCCTTGTAATCGCCACCCCTGCCCAGCACCGCCCGGTGAGCCGCGCGGCCAATGTCGAAGGTCTTCTTGTCGGTCGGTTCCCAGTTCGGGTTCAGCCTCGGGTGCTGCACCCATGCATGAAGCGGCGACTGGTTCAGCAGCACACGGGCGAGTGTGCTCGATAGGCTAGGGCGGTCGGACGGGTCGGCGTGGTATTGATCGTCTGACAGGTCGCGGTAGACGCCCGAGGTTAAGTTCATCTGGTTCATAGCGTCACCCGCGTGTGCGGTACTTTGCCGTCGATCAGAGCATCTGCCAGCGCAAACCAGTTGCCAGCATCGAGCGTTTTGAGCCTATCGGCGATTTCGTTGCGTATGCGGACCCGGTGCGCCTGATCAGCTTCCCGCTTGGCGCGGGCCGCATCAGATTGGCGCTGCTCTTCAGTAATCCGGTCGCGCTCACGCTGGGCCGCGGCTTCTTCGCGCTGCTTTGCTTCGGCTATTTCACGGGCGTGGCGCTCTGCGGCCTCTTTCTCACGGCGCGCGGCATCCTCTTCCGCCTGTTTGCGGGCGCGCTCAGCAGCTTTGACCTTATCGCGTTCGGCTTGCTCGCGGCGCGCGGCTTCGACCTTCTCAGCTTCGATCCGGCGGGCTTCGGCCTCTTCTGCGGCGATGCGGTCGGCTTCAGCTTTCTCAGCAGCCAGACGTTCCTGCTCGGCTTTGGCCTGAGCCTGACGCTCCGCCTCTTCTTTCGCCGCGGCTTCCTCGGCATCCTTCCGAGCGCGCTCCTCGGCTTCGGCGCGCAGGCGAGCCAACTCCGCGGCCTGATCCTCACGAACCTTCGCGGCGTCATACCACTGCGCCAGATCGGTGAGCGCATGCTCTTTCTTGGCATCGGCGATCTCTTGGTATTCGGCCCAGCCATCATCAATGGTGATTGCCTTGATGCGGTCGATCTCGGCAGTGATGGTTTCCGTGTCGAGCATCTGAACCGGCGCGGGTGTGAGAGATTGCAAGGCATTTTTAAGGCGCTCAACGCGCTTCTCCTCAGCGGCCTCCCAGTCATCGAGAGGCTTGCGAACCTCAGCCTTCAGGGCGTCGAGGCGGTCACGGATTTTCCGGCGCTCGGCGTCTACCACCGAAATCTGCTTCCGTGCATCGTCGGTGAGGCTCTTTCCGGCGGCGTCGAGCGTAGTTTTGCTGCGTGCGACCGTATGGGCCAGCGAGGCGATAGCTTTGCGCCCCTTGGCAGTCGACAGGTCTGGCGCATGGCTGCGAGCCTCAGCCTCAATGCGACTGATTACGTCATCAACCTGCTCGGGCTTGGCGAACATTGCGGTTAGGTTGCTGCCAGATGGCAGAGCAAGCGCCGTTCCGGTTTCAATTTGGGTCTGATCGTTCATTCGAAAGCTCCTTCGATGAAATGGTTCGCGTTGAAATGGGCGGCATTTGCGATGCCTTTGGCGGCGAAGTGACCGCCCAGCAGTCCAGCCAGCGACAGGGCGAGGCCTGCGATGAACATGTGGACGGGCAGGGCGCGGGGCTTAGGGGATTGCTGGCGCTCTTGGCGCTGCACCTCGGGGGATGGGTGGGACTGGGTGATCATGCTGCACCCCCGGTCGCGGCGCGGTAGGTTGCGAGACGTGCGCGCAGCTTCTCGGCAACGACTTCCCATCGGGGGTCCGTCTTGGCCGCGTCCGCTGCATTGTTGGCCGTTATCATCAGGTCTGTCGCCAGTTCCTCCGCAGCAAGCAGCGCGGCTTCCATGTCAGGAACGCGGGCGATGCGGCGGGCGTCAGGGTGGTCAACAGATTTAACGTCCATCCGGTAAACGCTTGGGTCCTTGTCGGCTTCTGCCTGCCCCCGCGCTGCACCATCTCCGACGGCGTATTCTGTGAGGTCGTCAATGGCGCCGTGCATGATGCCGCCAATTTGGAACGTGGGCTGGGCAGAGCGCATACCCTTGCGCTTAAATCCCATGACATACCGTCTGCCGCCATGGTTCGTGGCAAGGTAAAGGTCGTCTCGGCCTCCGAACCATGCCCATCCTCCGAGGTCGGGCATTCCGGATTTACGATCATCGCGGATATCCTCAATCATGCCCATCATCCGCACTCCAGATCGAAAGCGATGGCGCGGCGTGTCTCCGCATCCTTCCGCGCCTCACGGTCGGCCCACAGGTCATCCAGCACATCACGGAAGTCATCGACAGGCTCAGGCTTGCGACGAGCGAAGATGTGGTCAAACCACTCGGCGCCGAGGAGGGAGGTGATCTTCATGCGCCCCACTCCGGATCGATGCCACGCTGCTCGCAGATCAACTCGTGCTCGTAGATCATGCGATCGGTCACGTCCGTCGCGGACCCGTCGGAGGCAATCTCCCAGCAGATCAGGTCTTGGTGCGGCCACCATTTGTGGCTCTCAACGAAGTCGTCATATCCAGCGTCGAAGTCGTGCTGCGTGTCGCTGGCTGGGGTGCATGTGCCATCAGCGGCGCACACATCGGTGCGGTAGCTGACAGCCGCCACGCTGCCGACATACGCGGCGTTGCGGGCGAGGGTCTCGAAGGTGCTGCGGGCTTGCATGGTCATCTCCATTACCGGGTTGGTATGGAGAATATTTACACTGTGTAAAATAACAGTTCAAGCGGTAATTTTACACAGTGTGAATTTTATAATGCCAGAGCGCGCCACCCCATGCTACAACACCCCTACCAGAACGGCATCGGGCAAAGAAAAACCCGCCACTGGGGCGGGCTTAAATGAGGGTGGATATTGTGATCGACGTAGATGGAGGGCGCGAGCGCGCAGAGGCTGCATATCGGCAAGCCGTAAAGAATAGAAACCGATCACTGTTTGGATTCGGACTGTCTCTGGTGGCCTTAGTGTTGGCTCTTTGGGCTGCTCTGAGCGGAGGTTAGGTAATGGAGCCCTATTTAGCAGCCGCTTTGGCGTCCCTGTTTTGCTCCATATGCATTACAATTACCTCGTTCATCCTGATGCGATGTGTGACGCGGATTGGCCGCATTTCTGAGGACTTGCGCCGCAGTGTCACGCGAATGGAGATCGACGCACCAAGCGGGACCCGCCAGTGCAGCGATGACCACAACGCCCTAGAGATCCATCCCTTGAGCCGAGATGAATAACGGTTCATCGCTTTGCGTACTTGGTCCGGGTCCGCCGTTATGGAGACTGAAAACCGGTCTGCTTGGTCAGGAGGGATCGCAAGGTTCAGCGGAGCGCGGTTCTTTCCCCACGACTTGTGCTTTTCGTGCGCGCCAGAAACCCTGATTTCAGGCGAGAACTTAAAAGCCTCCACGGCCTCGCCGGTAATGGTCCCTTTGGTCTTGTTGGTAATGCTGCACGTCACAACCAAGATGCCATTCGATAAATGACTATCCCATTCCGCAATCACGCGTTTGCGGCGGTCAGCCCACTGGGTTCCAGCGGAATATCCTGTGAAAACGGCGGTCATAAGCCCCCCAGCAACGCCTATCAAGGTGATCCAGTTATAGGCCGCTGGGGCTTCAACCCAAGAAATAAATTCAGACCAGCCAGGCACTACCCGGCCCGCCGCGCCATATCCGCCGGTAAATGCATCCGCACCCGCGCGGCCCATTTCAGCTTTACGTCATGCTGGTTATCGGCGCCGGGGTTTAGCGAGATCAGGTTGAACATCCCCGGCTCGGAGCCTGCACGAACCTGTTTAACCCAGCCCATGCCGTTCATGTCTTCGCAAACGCAGCGGTGGCCTATGGCGTCGGTTGGAACGCCGTCAGCGGACTCGCGCGTGTAGAAAAGCAGATCGCCAGCCGAATAGACGGGCTCCATACTGTCACCCTGGACCTCGACCGCGACGATGCCGTGCGGTGATAGCTGAGGCGGGCATTCGACCTGCGGGCCGCCACCTTTCTCGTAGGCGTCAAACACCGGGACCATCGCGCCAGCGCCGACTGCGCCAGCTATGGCGACGGTGGGGCGCTCTTCTATGATTAGGTCGGAAGGAAATACGCGGAAGATATTTGCCAGACCTTCAAGGTAGGTCTCATTCATCCTGCGCTTGCCTGACTCAAGGCCATTATAGAGCGAAACCGATATGCCAAGCATGTCAGCGACCTCCTCTTGCGTCAGGCTTGCGGTCTTCCGCCGCTCACGGATGTTGAATTTCATCCCATGTGTATGCCCGTCCGTCGGTGGTCCGACCATAAACACTATGTAAAATCCCTATTGCGGACTAAATTCACATAGTGTAAAAAACTGACATGGATATTACCGAACATATCAACTCGAACGGGTTGTCGCGAGCAGATGTCTGCAAGGCTGCAGGTATTTCCCGCGCTCATCTTAGCCTCATCGAGGCCAAGCAACGGAAGATCGGGGTATCGCGGGTGAAAGCACTCGCGGACGCTCTCGGAGTTTCGGTTGGAAATCTTCGACCTGATCTGACCGATGTGTTTGGTGACGCCGCCTAATGCCGCGCCCCTCTCTCCCTCTCTATCAAAACACCCTGTCATGCGCTGAGCCTGCACCGGGCTGCGCTGATCTCAAAGGAAACGAGGTTGCACATGCCTGACCTTCGCAAGCTGGTGAATGCCCAAATGGCCGCACTGATCGACGGCACGTTCGGCTGCCTCGACGCCGCGGCGGAAACGATCAACGCACGGACACACGGCCACGTCAGCAAAGGTACGCTGTCGAAGCGGCTATCGGGTCAGTTGGGCTGGCCGGTTGAGGATGTGGCTGCCCTTGAGGATGCCGCCGCCCGCTACCCGGTCAGCCGGATGCTGGCGCGCCGGATGAACGCGGATGGGCCCACGGCTGCGGCCTGCCTCTATGCGGCATCGGGTGTCGCGTCGAAAGAGGCGGGCGAGGCTATCTCTGCTGCGCTGTCTGCCGCCCAGTCCGCCGATGGTGATCTGACCGAGGCGATCCGCGAGGCAAGTGAGGCGGAAGCTGCGATGCGCCGGCTGCGTGAAGCGCTGGAGGCTGCACAATGATTATCACCCCATCCGACGCGCGGCGGGACTACCGCGCATTTTCTCCCTGTTGGACTACCGCGGCGGCACTTGTCTCGCCGTCGCGGGCTTTTCCCACAGGTGCAGCATGAGCGCCCGGGCCAATGAGTTCCTTGTTTGGCGGGCGGGTACGTCTGTCGATTGGGATTGCACCCACAAGGATATCGCCGACGAGGTTGGTCTGTCCGACCGCGCAGTGTCCGCAATCATGGCGCGCCGTGGTTGGGAGTGCCTGCCGCAGGACGTGGAATTCAGCCAGCCGGGATATGTGGCTGCCGCTTCAGCGCAGCGCAATCGTTCTTTGCGCGAGTTGGGGGTGGATGCATGACCCCGCAACAGCTTGCAGCAGCGGAGAACCGGGCCGTGCGGATCGCATGGGGCGAAAAGCCCGACCCTCGGCGCTTCTCCCAAAAGAACGTGGCTGAGAAGGTGCGGCCCTATCTGGGTTCAGGGTTGAGCCGCAGCGAGGTCGCCCGCCGGATCGGATGCACGCGGCCAGCGGTCAGCGATGCGCTCAAGAAAATCGGGGGCGCGCTATGACCAGCGCGAGGCGCGAGGGCGACTACGTCATCGTCACCATCCCCGTCGAAGAGGTGCACGATCTGCGCGTCGCGCTTCAGCCGTGTCCGTGCAAGTCGACCAAATCACACGCGACCACCCAGCTTAGGGAACGGTTCGTGCGCGGGCTGGGCATGGCTGTTGACGGGAAGAAGAGAACGCAACCCAAGGGTTAGTGAAAAACTTTCAGGAGATCGACAAGATGGATAATTCACCAATTGACCAGGCTGACAGTCAGCGTGTCGCAGCCAGCGAGTTGCGCCAGTTTGTTGAGCGCATTGAGCGGCTGAGGTCTGAGCAAGCCGACATCAAAGAGCAGGAAAAAGAGGTTTTCGCGGAACTGAAGAGCCGCGGTTACATGTCCCGGCCAATCCGCACCCTGATTAAAGAGCGGGCTACCGATCCCGACAAGTTGGCGGAAGATCAGGCGGTGCTGGAGATGTATCGCGAGGCTTTGGGTTCCTGATGGCGCGCGTAGGATTTGAAGCGGCGCTGACCGCACTGAAAAGCGGTGACCGGATCATGGTCACCCTCGCAGACCCGACCAAGCTATCGGATCGCACCCGCTACAACCTTCTGGGGGGGGGGTGCTCTAACGGCGACCACGTTCGCGCGGCTGAGCGATCATATCGAGCCGGTGCGCGATGGACTGTTCCCAGACGAAGCGCCGTCGCAGACCTATCGGCTGGCGGGGCTGTCATAGATCCATGAGCCTCACTGACCTGCATACCCTGCGCGCTTCCATTCTGCGCCGCATCGAGGGCCGCCAAGGCCGCGCGGGCATCATCGCCCTGCGCCAGCGTCTGTACACCGTCACGCATGAGATACTGGCGAGGGGTGGGCGGTAATGGGCGTGCGCGTGATCGAATTGCCATGGCCCTCCAAGGCACTGCAACCCCACGCGAAGGGTAGCTGGTGGCCAAAGGCGACAGCCACGAAAACCGCTCGCAGTCTGGCACGAGCTTTGGCGCTGGAAAAGCCCCGCGTCAAATGCACCCCAGATGCCGTGATCTACGTCGAATATTGGCCCAAGGCCTTTCGCGGCGACGTTCACAACATGCACGGGCGGATGAAGGCCTACATCGACGGGATCGCTGACGCCATGGGGTGTGATGACAAGGAATTCCGCGTGGACTTTCCGAGGGTTTGGGCTGGCCGTGATCCGGTGGGTAAGGTGGTTTTTCGGGTGGTCGAGACATGAGCGACTACCAGATCATCTTCGCAGACCCGCCGTGGAAGTTTGCCAGTAACTCCAAGGCCAAGCCGGGCCGCAATGCCATGCGCCACTACGAGTGCATGACCGACGCCGAAATCTGCGCGCTGCCGGTCAAGGAATGGGCAGCCAAGGAGGCACTGCTGTTCATGTGGACCACCGCCCCGATGATGGCCCGTTCAATGCCTGTGCTGAACGCATGGGGCTTCAAATACGTGAGCCAGATGGTCTGGGTAAAATCCCGCATCGCGACCGGATACTGGGCCCGCAATCGGCACGAAATCCTAATCATCGCCAAGCGCGGGAAGTTTCCCTGGCCTGGCACCGCCCCGTTCCCGGACTCGGTGGTCGAAGCACCCACCCGCGAGCACTCACGCAAGCCTGAGTATTTTCAGGACCGTGTGGACGCCGTTTGGCCCGATCACCGCAAGCTAGAAATGTTCGCCCGGAGGCCGCGCAAGGGCTGGGATGCATGGGGCAACCAGAAAGAGAAGTTCGAGGCAGTATGAGTAACCACGTCTCATCATTGGTCCGGAGCAGGCGGCTCGGCGTAGGCCTCACAGGCAAGTCCATCATCCTGTTGATGGCGGACTTCGCCAGCGATGACGGTTCCGGCATTTGGGCTTCCAAGGCCACCATGGCGAAAGAGTTGGAGACGACCGAGCGCACAATTCAGCGCACGATCAAGACTCTAATCGACGCTGGTTTTGTATCTGAAATCGGCACCCGAAAGCACCGGAATGGGGAAACCATCGAGTACAAAATCTTGCTTGATACGGTCGCAAAACAGCCTCTCGCCAAAGGATCACCCCCGACAGGCGGTCGCCCCTCAACACAAGATGTAGAGATCAACACACAAGATATGACCCCCGACACACCGTCACCCCCGACAGTCTGTCACCCCACCCCCGACACACCGTCACCCCATGGGGCGACACACCGTCGCCCAAACCAAAGAGAACCATCCATGAAAGAACCCCCTAACCCCCAAAGGGGGAAGAGGAGGGAGAATGGTTTCACACGATCAAAGAGAATTTTGAAGGAGGTAAGCGATGAAGTTTGATGAACGCAGAGCGAAGGCCAAATCGGCGCTGGTTAGTTTTCTCAGCAGCTTTGTGCCGCCGAGGGGTTTGGACGACGACGCCATGAAGGCGCAGGTTCAGAACATCGCAGAGGCCTTCGCTCGCCGACTGCCGGTCACCGATGCGGCCCAGTACGAGAGCAACATCGATAAAACCTTCACCGCGGTTCTCGACAGCCACAAAGGCTATGCTTGGCCGGTGCAATCCGAGTTTGTGGATGCCATGCCGCGCAGCGCGTCTGTCAGCGGCGCTCGCGTGGAGACCTTCCAAGCCGATGATAAGCATCAGATGGCTAATCGTATGAACGCTGGGCAGCCCGTGCCGGAATCGTGGGTCTGGGGGCCTTCAGCTTGGTCGCTGGTTTCTGGCGGGCTGGTGGGGCGCGAAGTGATGGACAATTACCGCCGGTCTTCCGTGGCCAAGTTTCTCGAAGTTTACTCGCATGACGCCTACGGCATGTTGCAGGACAAGTACGGCGATGTGGTGGGGGCATATTTCGCTCAACCCGAAGAGGGCATCGCATGATCGAACCCATCACAGCGCAAGAAATGCAGACCGCCTACTTCTGGGCAGCGCAGTGCAACCCGCAGCTTGCCCGGCCCAGTGACCCGACGGAGTTCGCGAATAACTTCGCCCAGCACAACGGCATCAAGCCGCGGGACTTCTTCGGCCCCACGCGCATCCACGAGGTGGCGCACAAGCGGCAGGAGTGCATGTCGGAGCTTTTCAAACAGGGGTACAGCCTTTCGCGCATCGGGCGCGTGTTTAACCGGGATCACACGACGGTGCAGCACGGGATTGCGGCGGTTAAGCGGAGGGCGGTGGGGTGAGCGACAAATGGATCAATCTCGACAAGAAGGGCTACACCGACAGCGAGGCAGCGAAGTTCCTATTCCCCCAAATTCTGCGGCGACATTTCTGGGCAGGCTTGCTCATCGGCATTCTTGCGATGGCCGCGATGGATATCACCGACCTGCATATCTGTGTGGGCGAGTGTGACGGCGAAGGGCTTTCACTGACAAGCGGGTGGCAATCGGAGTGACCCACACAGACACCACAGGCACAAAGGGCAGAGCATGACGAAATTGAAGATCGGCGATCCATGGCCCTTTCGGTCCGTTCGTGGCCTCACGGGCAGACCGCTCAGTAAACCGAAGTGGCATGCGCTGGTCGTCGCTCCTCAGCAGGAAGCTAAGGCTGCTGAAACCCTCAGGGGGGCCGGTGTGGAGGTACTTTATCCGACTGTGGATCGGGTTCGCCATATTCGGGGCAAGCGGTATGACTTCACCGCACCCATGATCAGCCAGATCATCTATGCGAAGTTTGAGTTCGCACCGCAGTGGGATGTGATGCGCCAGCGTCGGGTGATCACAGGCGTGTTCTCACTGGGTGGCTATCCGGTAAATGTGCGCGAGGCTGACGTGATGCGCATGATGGGGTTGCCGACCGAAGTTGACCGTCAGGAGGCGGAGCGCATCGCTGCGCTGACACCCGATGTCGGGGAGCGCGTGACGCTCAGTGGCGGGCCGCTTAGCGGGTTCTGCGTCGATGTGGTGCGGTCAGAAATGGGCAGGGTATGGTATCGCGGGATCAGTGCAATTGGCCGTATCGAAGGTGAGACCAGCGTTGAGGCGATACAACGTATTGCGCGATGACACCGCATCGGGTATGTTCAGGGCAACCGCGCACAATGCGGCTGACCCTCCAACCCGCTTTGACGGTAGAGGCGAACCAGCACCCTGCCTTTGTTGCCGGGTGCTACTGCAATTCAACAAACATTTTACGAGGCGGATATGGCCGGGCGCGAACTGACGCGAAAGCAAGAGGCGTTTGCGCTGGTTTATTTCGAGACCGGCAATGCCGCTGAGGCATACCGCCGAGCGTATGACGTTGAAGAAAACGCCCGTGATGAATGGATCTATGTCGAAGCCAGCCAGCTTCTTGATCACCCTAAGATAGCCCAAAGGCTCGAGGCGCTTTCTGAGCAGGCGGCGCAGCTTTCGATCTACACCCGCCATAAGGCGATGGAGGAGCTTGAAGAGGCGAGGGGCGTGGCGAAGGTTCAGGGGCAGGCAGCGGCCATGGTTGGAGCCACATCAGCCAAGATCAAACTGCTGGGGCTGGATAAGCCAAGCCGCTTGGAAGTCACCAGCCCGGACGGCAGCATGACGCCCGCGCCCGCCGTGGTTCTCTCCAACCTGTCGGATGAGGAGCTAGCCCAGCTTGAACGCCTTACCGACAAAGCACGAGATCCAGAAGGAGTGGGCGAGGCGGAGTAACCTCGGCTTTGTGCGCTACCACTTCCCGGCGCGTGAGGGGATGGGGCTCATCGAGGGACCGCACCACCGCGTCATCGGCCAAACC